CACCAAGACTGGTGTTGACTTTGAAGAAGTAATCGGAAACTTTTAATTTAGAGGTTTAAACTACCATGGCAACTAGACAACAATTAAATCCACCTCCACTAAGAAAGATTACTGACTTTAAAAGTAAGTTAACAGGTGGTGGTGCAAGAAGTAATCTCTTTGAAGTTGTTCTCTCATTTCCAGATATTGCACCAGCAGACACTAACGTTCTTGATAAGGCAAGATTTTTAGTTAAAGGTGCAAATCTTCCAGCTTCTAATGTTGCACCTATCGATGTTCCATTCAGAGGTCGTACTCTAAAAGTTGCTGGAGACAGAACATTTGAATCTTGGACTGTAACGGTTATCAACGATACTGACTTTGCTATTCGTTCAGCATTTGAGAATTGGATGAATAGAATCAACAGAGTTTCTGATAATACTGGTGAAACAGATCCAACTGCATATACTGCAGATGCTTTTGTTTATCAATTAGATCGTGATGGGTCAACTCTTAGAGCATATCATTTTTACGACATCTTTCCAACTTCAATTGGTGCAATTACTCTTGATTATGGCACATCAACTATTCAAGAATTCCCTGTAGAGTTCCAAATTCTCTGGTGGGAAGCAATGAAGGGTGATTCGCCAGCAGCTGGTGGAGAAGATATTAACTAAATAAGTCATACAAGTAGTTTACAATTATAAGATGGCGAAACTTTTTGGTTTTTCGATTGAGAACACTGATAATAAACCTAAATCTGTAGTTTCCCCCGTTCCTCCTAACAATGAGGACGGGGTTGATTATTTTATTCAATCGGGATTTTATGGACAATATGTAGACATTGAGGGTGTTTATAGAACTGAATATGATTTAATTCGTAGATATCGTGAAATGGCACTTCACCCAGAATGTGATGGTGCGATTGAAAGTGTTGTAAATGAGGCAATTGTTAGTGATCTGTATGACTCTCCTGTAGAAATTGAATTAACAAACTTAAATGCTAGTGATCGTCTAAAGCAAGTTATAAGAGAAGAATTTAAATATATTAAAGAAATCATGGACTTTGATAAAAAGTGTCATGAAATTTTTAGAAACTGGTATGTAGATGGCCGTCTATTTTATCTTAAAGTAATTGATCAAAAAAATCCTGAAGCAGGAATTCAGGAATTGAGATATATTGATCCAATGAAAATAAAGCATGTTCGTCAAGAAAAAAAGACGGGTAATGATGTAAATGGAACAAGAAATTTAAATTTATTATCAAGATCTTTTGGACAAGATCAAGAATATAATTTTCCAGAAATTGAAGAATATTTTATCTATACCCCTACTCCAAATTTTCCAACTGGAACAATTAGTGGTGGATCTAAAAAAGGTGTTAAAATTGCAAAGGATTCAATTACATATTGCACTTCAGGTTTAGTTGATAGAAATAAGGGCACTATTCTTTCATATCTTCATAAAGCAATTAAAGCACTCAATCAGTTAAGAATGATTGAGGATTCTTTAGTTATCTATAGATTATCTAGAGCACCAGAGCGTCGCATTTTCTATATTGATGTTGGAAATCTTCCAAAGGTAAAGGCGGAGCAATACCTTAAAGAGGTTATGAGTCGTTATCGTAATAAACTTGTTTATGATGCAAATACCGGCGAAGTTCGTGATGATCGTAAATATATGAGTATGCTTGAAGATTTTTGGTTGCCACGTAGAGAAGGTGGAAGAGGAACAGAAATTACTACTCTTCCTGGTGGTCAAAATCTTGGGGAACTTTCAGATATTGAATACTTCCAGAAAAAACTTTATAGAGCACTTGGAGTTCCAGAAACAAGAATTGCTGGTGGTGGAGATGGATTTAATCTTGGAAGATCATCTGAAATTTTGAGAGACGAGTTAATGTTCTCAAAATTTGTTGGTCGTTTGAGAAAAAGATTTGCAAACTTGTTTAATGACCTCCTTCGCACACAATTACTTCTAAAAAATATTGTTTCTCCCGAAGACTGGGAGCAAATGAGTGATCATATTCAATATGATTTCTTATATGATAATCATTTTGCAGAGTTAAAAGAGGCAGAACTACTAACCAATAGATTAACTCTCGCAACTACGATTGAACCATATATTGGCAAATATTATTCGACGGAGTATGTTCGTAAAAAGATTTTACGCCAAACTGACTCTGAAATTATTGAAATTGATCTTCAAATTGAAGATGAAATTGCAAAAGGCATTTTACCAGATCCAAATGCTCCAGTTGATGAAATGGGCAATCCACTACCAGGTAGTGAAGAAACTGCAGGACAAGCAATTGAGCAAGGAGCAGGTGGGGAAGTTCCAATAGAACCATCTATAGATTCTACAGCAGTAGAAATACCAGAACCCAAAGGTGGAAAAATATAAATAACCATATAATAATAAAACAATTTTTATGGAAGAACTTATCGACTTGATTGCAACTGATGGATCTCCATCTGATATTTCTGATGTGATCAAACAACTACTTTATACTAAATCTGCAGAAAAAATAGAATCCATCAGACCAGAAGTTGCATCAGTAATGTTTGATAATGGTGATCAAACAGGAGACGATGAATAATGGCAATAAAAGTAGTTCAAAATGTAAATAAAATTTCTCCGACAGTTTCTGTTGCCGCAACTAGTAATCCAATTGCTTTGAAAAGTGGTTATATCAGAGTTGCTGCGGGATTAACTGCAGTTTATGTTGAAACGGGTGGCAATCCCACAGTGACTACTAATTCTTTTTACATTTCACCATATGGAAATGAAGTGTTAAAGGAAAGAATTGCTAGACAAAAAATTTCAGGAATTACAACTGGTTCATCTACAGTTATTACATTTCCAAATAATGCAGGTAATCCTTTTATCATTGGAGATTATGTCACGATTGAAAATGCACAACCATCAGGAATAAACACTGTCCATCAATTAGTAACTGATTTGACAGAATCTACTTTAACAATATCAGCAAATACATCATCTATTGTTGGAGTAATTACAGTTACTGAAGCAACAGTATCAAGAAGTGTAAAAGTTGCAGCTCTTGCTGACGGCAATGCAACAAATTTAAATATTACAGAAGTAGTCCAATTAGTTTCCGAATAAAATGAAACTCATCACCGAAGAAGTACAAAAAGTAGAATTTATTACTGAAGGTAAAGGTTCTTCCCAAAAATGCTATATTAAAGGCATTTTCTTGCAGGCAGAACAAATTAATCGAAACGGTAGAATGTATCCTCTTTCAATCATGGAAAGAGAAGTGAACAGATACAATGAAAGTTTTGTACAAAAAGGTCGTGCTCTTGGCGAACTTGGTCACCCAGATGGGCCAACAGTAAATCTTGATAGAGTTTCTCATAAAATTTGTGAACTTTATAGAGATGGCAATAATTTTATTGGTAAAGCACAAATTCTTGAAACACCTATGGGAAAAATTGCATCTTCCTTGATTAAGGAAGGTGTTTGTCTCGGAGTTTCTTCGCGTGGCGTTGGGTCATTAAGAGTAACTAATGAAGGTCATAAAATTGTAGGTGAAGATTTTATGTTAGCGACCGCTGCTGATATTGTTGCAGATCCTTCTGCACCTGATGCTTTTGTTCAAGGAATTATGGAAGGAAAGGAGTGGGTTTATGATTCTACTAATAAAGTTTGGGTAGCAGAATCAATTAAAAATATTATTGAAAAAGATGTTCAAAGAAAAAAATTAACAGAAGAAAGAAAACTTCAACACTTTGAAAAATTTATAAGTATGTTATGATAAATGAACATTATGTATATGCCTTAGTAGATCCAATAAACAGAATTCCTTTTTATATCGGAAAAGGCAAAAAGGATAGGTGCTTTAAACATCTAAAAGGTCAGGCAGATTATAATCAAAGAAAATTAAAATATATTGATAATATTAGAAATTTGGGGTTTGAACCGATAGTTTATAAAATTATTGAAAATTTATCAAATTCAGATTCCTTAAAATTAGAATCTTTTTTTATTGATTATTATAATGAATTTCTTACAAATAAAAAAATAGTTCCTCCAGATAGAACTGGTTGTAAATTATCAGAATCTCAAAAAGATCAGTTAAAACTAAAAAATATTGGAAAAGTTTTAACCCAAGAACATAAAAATAAAATAGGAATAGCAAATTTACACAAACCAAATTATAAAATAAATAAAAAATATATTGATAACCCGTTGAAAAGAAACGAAAGATCGAAAAATCCAAATTCAAAATCAATTATTTGCAATGGTATAAAATTTGGATGTATGAAAGATGCTTATGAGTATTTTAATGTTTCTAAGCAGACTTTTAAAAAAAGATATAAATTTAATTTCATCACAAATCTTTAATTTATAAATAAATATAGATTATAACACAATCAATCTAAAATGTCCGTTGGTAGAAATTTACAAGAAATGGAAAACGTAGTAACCAAAGGAGCTGCACCTGCTGAGCCAATGCACACCATTGCAAAAAATGCCTCTGGAGTCATGATTCCTGGGCAAACTGGTGCTTGGGAAGATTTAGGCGGCCCTACTCCAGAAAATTATCGTCCAGACGATGATTCGGCAACACTTAAAACTCCTGGAGCAACTCTTGCTCAGGTAAGAAATGTTGTTAATGCTAAAGCAGCAGCTGCAGAACCTATGCCAACAATGGCAAAAGAAGAGGTTGATGAAGACGAAGATCTCATTGATGAAGAAGAGTATGATGAAGATGAAGAGGTAGTCTCTGAAGCTTCTCATGAAAATGAAGAAGATGAAGAACCTGGTGAATCAAAGCATAAAGAAGGTAAAAAAGAAAAGGGCGAAAAGAAAGAAGGTAAGGGTCACGAAAAAGATGAAGATGAAGATGAAGATGAAATGAAAGAAGAGTTTGACATTGAAGAAGATGTCAATGCTCTCCTTGAAGGTGAAGAACTTTCCGAAGAGTTCCAAGAAAAAGCACGCACTATTTTTGAAGCGGCAATTCGTTCTAAAGTTTCTGAAATTAAAGAAGAACTTCAAGAAACTTATGAAAATGCACTCATTGAAGAGGTTCAGTTTATCAAAGAAGAACTAACTGAGCGCCTAGATACTTATCTTGAGTACGTTGCTGATGAGTGGATTCAAGAAAATGCACTCGCAATTGAGCACGGTCTTAAGACTGAAATGACTGAATCATTCCTCCAAGGAATGAAGAGTCTTTTTGAAGATCATTATGTAACAATCCCTGAAGATAGATATGATGTAATCGAGAGTATGGTAGATAAACTTGATGAAATGGAAGAAAAACTCAACGAGCAAATCGAAAGAAATGTTGCTCTCAACAGAAGATTAGCCGAGTCGGTTG